CCATGAAGCAAACCATGATGATCATGAAGGGCGGCAACTCCGACGAGCTCTATCAGGGCGACGGCCGCTTACAGATGGCCCAGTCGCTCAAAGATCAGCACCCGGACCTGGTCGATATCACCTGGAAGTGGGGGCGCTGGCAGCACCACGTGAATTATCGTATTTTTCGCGTCAATAAACTTAAGCACAAAGATGGTGTCGACATCCCAGAGGGTGATTTCGGGTACGGGATGAACATCGAGATCGACGACAAGGGCAACGTAGTTGGAGAGACAGAATGAGGCGCATTCTCGTAACCGGCGCGGCCGGCTTCCTCGGCCACCACCTCTGCCGGCGTCTGCTGGCCGACGGCGCCTATGTGATTGGCGTTGACAATTACTATACTGGATCGGAGGCCAGTACGCGAGAACTAGCGACGCTGCCCATGTTCGAGATGATCCGGCACGACGTGACCATGCCGCTGTATGTTGAGGTCGACGAAATCTACAACCTTGCCTGCCCAGCATCTCCGAAGCACTACCAGCGCGACCCGGTATCCACCGTCAAGACCTCCGTGGCCGGCGCTTTAAATATGCTGGGCCTGGCCAAGCGCACCGGTGCGCGCATCCTACAGGCATCCACGTCCGAGGTATACGGCGACCCGCAGGTCAGCCCCCAGGTCGAGACGTACTGGGGCAACGTCAATCCTACCGGCGAGCGCGCCTGCTATGACGAGGGCAAACGTTGCGCCGAGACACTATTCTATGACTATCGGCGACAGCATGGGGTGAACGTGCGTGTGGCTCGAATTTTCAATACTTACGGGCCGCGGATGGCGCGGGATGACGGCCGGGTAGTGTCCAACTTCGTAGTCGCGGCGTTAGAGGGCAGGCCGCTAGAAGTCTATGGCGACGGGTACCAAACGCGCAGTTTCTGCTACGTTGACGACCTAATCGACGGCCTGGTGAAGCTGATGCAATCCGACGTTTGGGGACCAGTAAATCTGGGCAATCCAGAGGAAGTGACCATGAACGGCCTGGCCAGTCGTATTGTCGCGGCCACGCGCTCGGCCTCGGTGGTGGTGCAGAAGGCGCTGCCGGCGGATGACCCCCGGACGCGGTGCCCGGATATCGGCCGCGCCAAGCTGCTCCTGGGCTGGTCGCCAACGACGGCGCTATCACAGGGGTTAGACCGCACTATCGAATACTTCCGCGCTATTTCAGCGTAGACTATTCTGCGTAGGCAACCAATGGCCGTCGAATCGAAATCTGAAGTCGCTCGATTGCTCGCGCAGAATCGGCGGCAAAAGACGACCATCAGCCGATTGCAGGGCGAGGTAAATCTCCTGACCGAGCAACTATCCGACGCGAAGTTAGTTGCCGGCGCGATCACGCTCAAGCGGCGCCGGTATTCGTTGCGTGATTGGTGGCGCACGCAAATACGTCGGCTCTACCCATGAGCGACCGCGCGTACTTCGCGGGCCGATTCGCTGCTCAGGAAGCCCGCAAGGAATCCCACGCGCACCAGCAGATGGCCGACTCCGCGAAAGACCGCTGGCAGACCGCCGGCAACGTCTCATTCAACGTGCCCATCGTCCAGCCGGGCACGATCACCTCGAGCCCGCCGCCCCGCCCGCTCTACGCGCTGGTGCATATCTGCCGCGCTGAGGGACTGCCCGAACCGATCCCGGAATACAAGTTCCACGCCACGCGGAAATGGCGCGCCGACTTCTGCTGGCCGGCCACGAATCCGCGCGTCATCGTCGAGGTTGACGGCGGCGTATGGACGCAGGGCAGGCATACGCGCGGTGCCGGATTCATTGCCGACATGGAGAAACTCAACGCCGCGGCTATGCTCGGATTCATCGTCCTGCGGTATACGCCGCAGACGCTGGGCAACGCGGTGCATGATCTGCGGATATTGTTTGCCGGAAATGTGGCGTGAGGGTCGATTCTGCATCATCTGCCGTTACGGCAGACGTTTACTGCGAGATAGATACACGGATTGCTGCCGCCCATGCCCGCTACGGTGAATTCGCCTCGACGCATGAAGCATTAGGCGTCGCTTGCGAAGAATGGGATGAACTACGCGACGCGATCCGCAGTAATTCCATGCCAGACGTTGAGCGCGAATGCATCGACCTGGCCGCTGTGCTAATCCGGCTGGCGCGTGACCTACGCGGAAGCCATACAAAAAAACGGAGCACTAAATGAGCGACGAAAGTATCGGAGAATATCTGCAATACATCGACTCAAAATCGCAGGGTGGCGCAGATAGCGGATTCGACCCGGTTTGGATGCCTGACTTCCTGTTCGATTTCCAACAATCGCTAGTCGAGTGGTCAGTCCGCAAGGGACGCGATGCCATCTTTGCCGATTGTGGTCTCGGTAAAACTCCGATGGGCCTGACCTGGGCAACCAACGTCGCGCGCAAGACCGACCGGCCAGTGCTCTATATGACGCCATTGGCGGTCGGCGCGCAGACCATACGGGAGTCGGAAAAATTCAACATTGACGACATCACTCATTCGCGCGACGGATCAGTTCGTGGTCGCGTGATCGTGACCAATTACGAGCGGCTGCACTATTTCAATCCGGCAGATTTTTCCGGCGTAGTCTGCGACGAATCCAGCATTCTAAAATCATTCGCCGGTCAACGCCGCGGCGAGATTACCGCATTTATGCGGAAGGTGCCGTATCGCTTGCTGCAGACGGCGACGGCCGCGCCGAATGACTTCGTCGAGCTAGGCACTTCCTCCGAGGCATTGGGCTACATGGGCCACATGGATATGCTCAATCGGTTCTTTAAGAACGACCTGAACAACAGCGCGACCGGCCGGATGCGTGGCGAGGTCATCAAGTGGCGATTGAAGGGCCACGCCGAGGGTCCGTTTTGGCGATGGGTCTGTTCTTGGGCGCGGGCAATCCGGCGCCCATCTGACCTTGGCTTCGACGACGCAAGATTTGTGCTCCCGGAATTGACCGAGGTCGAGCATCTAGTCGAAGCAAAGACGCTCGCGGACGGAATGCTTTTTGCGATGCCGGCGCAAGGATTGAAAGAACAGCGCGAGGAACGCAGGCGGACCATTCAAGAGCGATGCGAACAGGTCGCCGCGCTGGTCAATAATACAGGCGAGCCTGCGCTGGTATGGTGTCACTTGAACGACGAGGGCGATTTATTGGAGCGATTGATCCCCGATGCGGTCCAAGTATCAGGCGGCGATTCAGATGACAACAAAGAGGCTCGGCTCGAGGCGTTCGCCAATGGACAGGCGCGAATCCTGATAACGAAGCCGAAAATTGGCGCATGGGGCTTGAACTTCCAGCACTGCAACCATGTGACATTCTTTCCGTCGCACTCATTCGAGCAGTATTACCAGGCGGTGCGGCGTTGCTGGCGATTCGGGCAAAAGCGTCCGGTGCGTGTCGATCTGGTGACGACCGACGGAGAGCGCGGAGTTATGCAAAACCTGCAGCGGAAGGCGGACCAGGCCGACGCGATGTTCTCCCGCCTGGTGGCGGAAATGAATCACTCGCTAGGGATCGAGCGAGCCAACAACATGAACAAACAAATGGAGATACCCAAATGGCTGTGATCGACCAGTGCATCGGGGAACAATTCGCCATATATAACGGCGATTGCGTTGACGTTATGGCAGGAATGCCTACGGGCAGCGTTCACCTGTCCATCTATTCGCCGCCATTCGGCGGTCTGTATCACTACAGCAGCAACGAGCGCGACCTGTCGAATTGTGACAGCTACGATTCATTTTTCGAGCATTACGCGCACGTCGTCCGCGGACTGGCGCGGGTCACCATGCCGGGGCGCATTACTGCGGTTCATTGCATGGACGTTCCGCGCAGTAACAGCGGCACCGATTCGCTGATCGACTTTCCCGGCGACATCGTCAGGCTGCACGAAAAAGAAGGATGGCGATATACAGGACGTCGGGCGATTTGGAAAGAGCCGCTCGCGGTCAGGCTGCGGACGATGCAGAAGAACCTTGCCCATGCGTCGCTTGTCGCCGATTCAATCGATTGCGGCGTCGCCTCCGCAGATTTCCTGCTGACCTTCCGCCGCGCCGGGACAAATCCAGTCCCGGTCACGCATCCGCAGGGAATGATGGACTACGCCGGCGAGCGCGTTCCGCCGTCCGATGTACTCACCTATCGCGGGTGGAAAGGAAAGCAGACCGAGAATCGTTTTTCGCATTGGATTTGGAGACAATACGCCGATTGTATGTGGGACGACATCCGCATGAATCGCGTGCTGCCGTTCCGTGAGGCCAGAGACAGCGAGGACGAAAAGCACGTTCACCCGCTGCAGCTTGACGTAATCGACCGCTGCGTAGAACTGTTTAGCAACGTCGGCGAGATCGTATTCACGCCATTCATGGGCGTAGGATCAGAGGTATATAGCCCGATCATCCTGGGCCGGCGCGGCGTCGGCGCCGAACTCAAGCCTAGTTATTATCGGCAGGCACTGAAAAACGTACAAATGGCAGCGTCTGGACGCAAGGACATGGAAACCTCCGAGGCGCTCGACTTTGGCGAAAACATGGATGAATCCGAGGCCGCATGAATAAATGCGCCCACTGCCGCTACAGCATCGGCACCATCGACGGCCTATTCTGCGTGCGCTGGGCGCGACGGTGCAGCTATGCGTGCGCCAGCTACGAACGCGAACCAGGGAGCGATGACGAGTGAATCACTACCCGCGCCACGTCGGCGATTTCATTAAGGATACGGTCGGATTATCGCTGGCCGAACGCGGCGCCTATACCGCGCTGCTCGACCAGTATTACGCCAGCGAAAGACCCATTGTCTACGCCGAACGCTACCGCCTGGCCGGCGCGATAAGCAAATCAGACAGGGCCGCGGTTGACTACATCCTCGGGCGTTACTTCACCGACGGGCCCGACGGATGGCACCAGAAGCGGGCCGATTTGGAGATCGTCAGGTTCCGAGAAATCAGCGCCAAAGCATCCGCGTCCGGGGTCAAGAGCGGCGAGGTCAGAAGGCAAGCATCCGTTGAACGGACGTTAAACAATCGTTCAGCGTTCGTTGAACCTTCGCCTTCAATCCGTTCAACTAACCAAGAACCATTAACCAATAACCATAAACCAAAGGATAGAGCGGAGGAGTTTCCAACGCCGGAGGTACGCCTACCGAAAAGCCTTTCGCAGGCTACCTGGACAGCATGGAAATCACACCTAG